ATAGTATTTGGGATTATTGGAAAGTAGAATCATATAAATATCGAATATGGATAAAAAAACTTATAAATGAAGATGTTATAAAGAAAGAAGATATTTATTTTTCTTCTCTTGCTAATTTTGAAAAAGATATAAAGGATTTAATAGAAAGAAGTGATTATGACATAAGTCAATATGAGGAATTCAAAAAATATTATAATTCGATAAAGCAATGAGATACTTAATCGGCATAATAGGTTTAACATTAATAGGAATCGGGGTATCTGCCTTGATATTTGGCTGGGACAAGGCTATGATTGTTGGCATTATCCTGCTTGGAATTGGGTTTTTTATTGATAGTTTACGAAAAGATGAGCAAGGAGACACTATGAAGGGAAACTAAAAATGGTATTTGTACGAATGGGTGGGAAATACGGAAAAACTTCCGAAATGAGAAAAGATACTAACCATAAAGACTCGGATATTGCAAGAGACCCAGAGGTATTAATTGAAAGATATATTTACGAAGAACGACTTCAAATGGAGGACAGGGGTGAAGTTTTTTTATTTTTATCAACGAAAACTTGTATAATATAGATAGATATGTGCATAACTCAGACAAATGAGCAGGTAACAAAGCTCTATAAGAAATTCGATCGAATGGGAAAGGAATCTCGAAAGAGATACAAAAAGAAAAAACATGGGGGCAATAAGCAGGCTTCTTGAGCAGAGTATCGAGAAACGGTTTAATCTAAAAAACCCGCCTAAATGGTTTGTAGAATGGATTGGCGGGGGTAAAACAGCAACAGGAATAACCGTTTCCGAGCAGAAAGCTCTTAAATATACACCTTTTTGGGCTGCGGTGAGGATAATCTCCGGCACACTTGCTGCACTTCCATTTATGGTCTATTCACGTCTTGAAAATGGGGGGAAGAATAGAGAAACAAATCATCCGGTTTATAAGTTGCTTCACGACAGGCCAAACGATTATATGGATGCAGTAACCTTCCAGGAGACCCGGCAGGCCCATGTATTATGTTATGGTAATGGTTATGCTGAAATACAAAGAGACGGTGCAGGCCGTCCCGTTGCGTTATGGCCATTATTGCCGGATCAGACAAAACGTAAGGTAAAAGATGGCGTATTTTACTATGAAATCAACTTGGGTGAGGGTGGTTTTGCATATATTCCCGATTATAATGTACTTCATATCAAAGGTCTGGGATTCGATAGTTATACAGGCTATAATGTAGTAGCTTATCATAAGGAGGCGATTGCTTATGGAATCGGGGTGAAAGAATATGGAGCGAGATTCTTTGCCAATGATGCATCTCCCGGCGGGGTTCTTGAAATGCCTTCAAGTCTTAGCGAAAGTGCCTTTAACAGATTGAAATCTTCATGGACTGATAATCAGGGTGGCTTATCCAATGCACACAGAATACAGATTCTTGAGGAAGGATTGAAATACAACAAAATCGGTGTGGATCCGAAGCAGGCACAGTCTCTTGAAGTCCAGAAATGGAATGTTGATGATGTATCCCGTATTTTTCAGATACCGCCTCATAAGTTAGGGTCTATGGAGTTTTCCAAGTTCAATAATGTCGAGCAGTTGAATCTTGATTTTGTAGCTACAACAATGCTCTATTGGTTTAAGAAATGGGAACAGGAGTGCAATTATAAACTATTCAGTCCTTCTGAACAGAGACGGTTATTCTGCGAAATCCTTTATGATGCAATTTTAAGAAGCGATATTAAGACCCGATACGAAGCATACAATACTGGACGAATGGCTGGGTTCTTAAATGTCGATGAAATTAGAGAGAAAGAGAATCTAAATCCTTTGCCGGATGGCAAGGGTCAGATATATTTACAACCTTTAAATTATATGGAAGTCGGACAGGAACCGACCCAGCCTTCACAGCCTGCACAAGAAGGATTACGCCAATGGTTAATAGTCCAGTGGCAGAGAATAATACAAAAGCAACTCGGATATATTGAGAGCAATCATAAATTCGATTATGGCAAACACAGGGGATTTGCAAGAACACTATTAGCAGAACCGATGAATGTGCTTGCGGAGCATAAACATATACCAGTTGATGAAGCTGGGAAAAGATTACAAAGTTTCATTAATCTAAACATTCACGAAAAACGCAGTTATGAATTGTCCGATGCTGAGAAGATGGCGGATATGCTGATGGACAGAATTGGAGGCAATAATCATGCCACTACCTAAACCAAAAAAGAACGAAAAGAAAGAAGAGTTCATCAATCGTTGTATGAGTGATGATGTTATGAAGCAGGATTACAAGGACAATGACCAGCGACTTGCGGTATGTTATGACTTATGGGACAGAAACAAGAAGAACGACAATCCAGATATAGAAATGAGGGTATTGAATGTCGATGATACCGAGATAAGGGTTGATGACGATAATCCGATGCTGGTTGGATATGCGGCAAGAACGAACTCGTGGACGGATTTAGGGTTTTTCAAAGAACGTATCAAGCCGGGTGCATTCAGTGATGTGATAAATAATGATGTAAGATGTCTAAAAAATCACGACCCGAACCTGATACTCGGTAGAACTACAAATAAAACATTAAGATTAAAGGAAAACTCAGTTGGTTTGCATTTTGAGAATGATATTCCTGATACGACCACCGGGAGGGATACCAGGGAAGAAGTGCGAAGCAAGTTGATTACGGGATGCAGTTTTGCCTTTACGATAGCAGAGGAAGATTGGAAATATTATGAAGGTGAGAAACCGCCGGAACGGACTATTATAAAAATTAAACAGCTCTATGATGTAGGCCCGGTAACATATCCTGCCTATCCTGATACTACAGTGGCTGCCAGGTCGTTAGAGAATATCAAAAAAGAAGCTGAAAAAGTAACTAATGATGAAATACCGGCAGAACGACAAGCAGAGATAAACCGCAGATTGAGAAAAGCGGATTTTGATTATAACTATAATCTTAAAGAAATTAATCGCATCAAGTCAGCCAAGGATTGATAGGATGAGATATTAATAATAATGAATTGATAACAGCCAAAAGATAATCAGGCACAAGCGGATTGATCCCCGCAGAGTGCTGTAACCACGAAGCCTGTTACAGAGGCCGCAAGGGTAAAACCTTACGGCCTTTTTCTTTTGGCAAAAAAACTAAGGAGTAACAAAAATGACAGTCAGAGAATTATTTGAGCTGGCAAATGCTAAGATTCAGGAAGCAAGGGACATAAAAGACAAATGCGAAACCGACGGAAGGGGTATGACCTCCGAGGAGGCAGATGCCTTTGATAGTCTGATGAATGAATCTGACCGTTTGCAGAAAGAAGGCGAAAGGCAGCGGAGGCTTGAAGATGCGGAAGCTAAAATGACGCAACCGGAAGAGACTAAAAGCAAACCTGAAATTGCTGATGGTTCGAGAATTGATGTTAAAGGCCCGAATCTATTCAAGCGAGGTTCACTCAGGGCGTTCAAGGGGCCGAAGGCAGATATTAACGCATACCGAAGTGGGCGTTTCCTTATGGCAACAATAATGAATGATGCCGTAAGTCGTCAATGGTGTCACGATCATGGTATTGACCTTCGTGTTCAAACAGAAGGTGTCAATACTGCGGGCGGCTTTGTTGTGCCGGAAGAGATGGAACGGGCTATTATCGATCTCCGTGAAACCTATGGAATGTTCAGAGCCAATGCCCGAATACATCCTATGAGCAGCGACCACACAGTAATACCACGACGAACGGGCGGTGTTACGGCTTACTTTGTAGGTGAAACGGATTCGATAACGGCTTCGGATAAAAGCTGGAACCAAGTGGAGCTTACTGCAAAGAAACTTGGTGCATTGACTCGTATCAGTACCGACCTTTCGGAAGATGCGATTATCAATGTTGCTGATGACTTGGCTAACGAAATGGCATGGGCGTTTGCCAAGAAAGAAGACCAGTGTGGTCTTGACGGTGATGGGACATCGACTTATGGTGGCATGGTTGGTATTCGCACCAAGTTTGTAGATGGCAGCCATACGGCTGGTTACGATGCAGGAACTTCTCCCTGTACGGCATGGTCACACATCACATTGGCAGATGAAATTGTCGGTGTTATGCAATTACTTCCCACCTATGCTATGCCAGGAGCGAAATGGTATATCAACCCTGCTGGTAAGGCTGCTTGTTTCGATGCTCTTGCTTTGGCTGCCGGCGGGAATACCACGCGGGAAATAGCTTCGGGAGCAGAGCCGATGTTTGCCGGTTATCCAGTTGTTGTAAGCTCTGCAATGCCCTCAGCACCAACTAACGGAACAGTTGCGGTTCTGTTTGGTGATTTATCAATGTCCACTACGTTTGGTGATAGACGTGGAATTACAATCAAAGTATCAGACCAGCGATACATTGAATATGACCAGATTGCAATTCAGGCAACGGAGCGGTTCTGTATAGTCAACCATGATATAGGCGATACCTCAACCGCCGGTCCGGTAGTTGCGATAGTTGGAACTACATAATCGAGAATTTGAAATAACAAACAATATAACCTTATCGAAAGGGAATAAAAATGTTCAAGGAAGTTAAAACTATTCCGATGTTTGAAGGCATAACAATGACTTCGGCAGGAACGGTATTCGGGACAGTCGATACTTACGGCTTTGATGAGTGCATAATCAGTCTTGAAGCGGGTTCGGGCGATGCTGCATCAACTGCCGTAACAACTTTAAGAATCTGTGAGGATGATACTGCTCCAACGGCTTACACTGATGGGGACGCGGTTACAGCCTGCGTAGGTGCAGCGGCTACAAGCACATCTGCCGGCTTTGTCCTTCCGGCTTTAAGCAGCACTGTAGGGAATACATATCTGTTCCATATAGATTTGAGAGGTCGAAAGCGATACCTGGGTATCAACTTTGCTCCTGAGAATCAGACGGTTGGTGTCGGCTGTCAGGCCATTCTATCAAGAGCGGCTGACGGTGCGGATATTAAGACTGTTGCTACAGGTACAAAAGGCATGAGACTGATTGTTCGTGCTTAAGATAACTTGTTCATCCGGGCGTGGGCTTCGGCCCCGTCCGGGTGGACGAATGATGAACAAGGAGATTATATGGAACTTGCAGAGAAGGTTAAAGCAATACCTTACTGGTATCACCGAATCGAATTACCCGATGGAATTGTAACGCCGGGGTGGTCGCCTATTAATCCTGAAAGATACTGCATACCGGAAGATTTAACAGGTATGAGAGTTTTGGATATAGGTGCTTGGGACGGTTACTGGACTTGGGAAGCCTTAAAGCGTGGTGCTAAAGAAGTTGTTGCCATAGATGATTTTTCGGATACTTGCGGAAATCCAAATATAAAGCGTAACCGATGGGAGACTTTCGATTTATGCCGAGAGGCTTTTGGATTTACTGAAAAAACGGTAAGTTATGGTGATACCGCTTGGATAAATCAAAACAAACAACTCGTTAAAAGGGATGAAAGAGATATATACAGTTTAGATAAAGAAATAGATGGTCAATTCGACATCGTATTTTTCTTCGGTACAATCTATCACTTGAAACATCCATATCTGGCTTTGGAGAAGATTTCGTCTATCTGTAAGGGTGCTTTATATATTGAAACTGCTTCACTTGATGAATTTTCACCGTATCAGGGCGGCATTGGTCATGGCTTTAATCAGAATGAAATGGTCATGGAATTTTATCCAACTAACCAATACGGCAAGAATGAAAGTAACTGGTGGACACCGACTTTGCAATGTCTCGGTGCGATGATGGAATCTGTTGGTTTTAAGGATATTGAATGCTGGTGCTTAACTGAGAAACCTAAAGACCTTGCAGAATGCAGAGGTTTTGCATCGGGTACGAAAGACCCTGAAAATTATCCAGTTAATCATCCGCCGGAAGTTATACAACAAACGCCATTACATCAAATGAAAGTAGCTGCTGTTATGAGTGTGCCACGGCTGGGCTTCACGGATAATATGTCATGTGCGTTTGAAACTTTGTATCCCTTAAAAATACCATTGATAAATGTGCAGGGTGCTTTTTGGGGCCAGTGTCTTGAGCGAGGTATTCAGCAGTTAATAGACGCAGGAATCGAGATAGTTCTAACGATTGACTATGACACCATGTACAAAAAAGAAGATGTTCAGGAAATTCTAAGGTTAATGTATGAGCATCCAGAAGCGAGTGCGATTGTCCCATTGCAAAAAGGCAGAGGCGGATTTCCGATTTTAATGAGTATGAAAAGTAAATCGGGTCAACCCAGACAGGATGTTCCTATTACAGAATTAAAAAAAGAGGTTGTACCAATAGCAACGGGGCACTTCGGATTAACAGCTTTGAGAGTAAAAGATTTACTTGATATTCCGCATCCTTGGTTCTGGGACATGCCCAATAATGACAATCAATGGGGCAAAGGTAGAGTTGATGCTGATATATATTTCTGGAAGCAGTTAGAGAAACACAAAAAGACAGCATTGCTTGCCAGCAGAGTTGTTGTCGGTCATCTTCAATTAGTGGGAACATGGCTTGATGAGAACCTTCAAACAATCTATCAAATGCCGGGAGATTTTCACGATATTGGCAAGCCTGAAAAGGTTTGGAAATGAAAGGAATGACAATGAAAGATATTTATGTAGAAATACTTAAAGAATGGGGTGGTTTTAAGGTTGGTGATATTGTACGCTTCGGGCAGACGAAAGGCGAACGGATCATCGAGCAGGGAATTGGTCAGAAGGTAAAGAAACAGCAGGAAGTAAATCCCAAAGAACCAATGCCTGAACATAAAAAAGGACCACCCAAAGTCGAAACTGCTGATGCAGTTCTTACTGTAGAAAAGGCGATAGCAACACCAGAGATAACGCCAAAAGTAGAAGTTAAAAAAGAAGAAACTAAATCTAAGGAGAAATAAATATGGCTCGCAAAAAGAAAAACGGAAATTCGGTTGCGGTTAAAGGATTCTTTAGAGTCCAACTAAAGAACAAGAATGATGGAACCGTCGAGGGTGATTCGGGCTGGCTTGAAAACCAGATTACTAACTATGGTCTTGAATCTTGTATAGTCGCTTTGCCGTTTGCCTGTGCCAATAGTATTCAGGCAACAGGCTTGATGCTCGGTTCTGGAACCGGCGTTGCAAGTGATGGAACTAATCTAACATCTGGCAACACGGATTACTGGACGGCTTTTGCTCAATCTACGGTTATATCAAGTTTGACTTGTAGAGCTACGGCAAGTATTGACGGTACTCAAGGTGCGGCTACATTACAGGAAATCGGTGTATTCGCAGCATCGACAGGAGGAACAGTAATCGCAGCTAAAAGTTTCGCAAGCTCGGCTTTAACTACTGACCAAGACGTTAATTGCACATACGAGCTTCGCTACACGACTTCGTAAATCTCCTTTATAGATGAACAGGAGATGAACAGTTAATGAAAGGAGATTTAATGGTTAAGAAGTATTCTAAACTTTTTGAAAAAGCAAAAGGCATTAAGCTTGACGTTGGCTGCGGAATCTTTAAGCAAAGGGGTTGTATCGGCATGGATATGGTCAAGCATCCTCATGTCGATATAGTCCATGATATTCAGAAGTTTCCCTGGCCTGTTCCGAAGGACATCTGTACTTGGATTCTGATGAGTCATATATGGGAGCATATAGAGCCTAAATATAGATTTCAGGTAATGGATGAATGCTGGCGGATTATAAGGCAT